TTGCACATACGGCAGGACGGCATAAGGTTTTCAATGTCGTCCGTGCCGGAATCCTCTGGGTTCCACGCCCTCTGCGGCTTGAAGTGGTCTACCTGCATATCATTGTAGGCAATGTGGCGGCCACAGTAAGCGCAATGACTGTCAAATTTCTTGTACACCGCAACGCGGGTCTTTTTGCTGATTGACACGGCTACACATCCCTTCTATCTTCGCAAAATTCTTTTGCTGGGCAAAAATGGCAATCTTCGACATGTTCAAGACAAGTAAAGCCAAGATATTTAACCATGTTTATTCTGTCCTGCGGGTCGCACCAGTCCATTTCGGTTTTTCCGGGTGTGTAGAATTGGTCAGCGCCGGGCTGACGGTGTACTTCAACATCCAGAAAGTCACTGCCCCAGAAATTTTCTGTTGCAAGTGCTGTCGTTTTGGCTTTTCCCGCTGTTTCCGCAAATACGATAGCGGTGGCATCGCCGTATTTTTGATGTACGTTCCATGCTTTCATTCTGTGCCCTCCGTATCCGCCG